AACGGCACTGAATGTACTACCAGTACCCAGTTCAGCATTGACCTTCTCTATCTGAAATGGCGATATTGCTCTTCCTGTATATCTCAGTTGCCATGTAGAATTTTCACAATAGACAACGAGATTATCTCGCACAAATCCCACGGCGATTATATCTTCATTGGTAGGGATATTTAGAAAGCCACCCTTCCCCCTGATATCATCTCTCCATGCCCCTACAACAACAGGAGGGCCAGTTGAATCGACTGTCAGAGGATTTCCAATCGCTGACCATCGAATGCGATTAAAATAATTGACAGATGTCGCTAAATTTTGTCCCTCATATGTATTGAAGGCCACTAATCGACCTCTAAAAGGCAACAACGCTAAACATTGATTAAGGTAATTTCCAGCCGCATCAATTTGCCCTGTGCCAGTAGGAGAAGATGCTCCAAAATCTGTCCACGTGCCCGTCCCATTTCCAACACCATCTGTATATCTTATTGGATCACCCGAAGGGCCAGAAAAATTGGTTGCCCAAAACAATCTAATATTGGCCGCACTCACCCAATAATTCGTCGTCCAAAAGAAATTAGAATTGGCATTAGGAAGGCCGCCAGACCATGTTTCCCCAGGGATAAATTCGACAAATCCACCTGCAGAAAAATTATAGGCATAGGTTGTATCGAAAAAAACAGTAGTTTCGCTGTTGATGGTATTCAAATCCCGCGTGCGGATTCCCATCACTGGAAGCCCTGGATAATAGGCGAATGAAACCGTCGTCGCAGTTCCTGGAGCTGCTGTTGTAGTCAGGACGGCAATGCCGGTGATATAATTTATTGTGCCGCTATTGCCAGGCGTAGGACTTGTTAATGTTCCATTACCTTGATCTGTAAAAGTAATCGCGCCGCCACCTGTCCCGATAACAATGACCACACTCCCTGGTTGTAGAGTGGCATTGGGTTGATTAGCTAAAATCCAGGTTCCTCCGGATACATATGGAGAATAGCCTGTCGTGTTCACGCCGATAGTGAAATTGTTCGCATCGACAACGGTCACGGTGTATTGATTGCCGTTGAGCTGCGTCATTCCTACGACACCATCAATCAGCACAATTTCTCCACTAGTCAAATTATGATTGGGACTGGTGACCTGACCAGGATTAGCTTGTGTGACATTAGTGATAATGCCGCCTAACCCTTCCGATGAAAATATAGAAACTGTCCAAGGAGACGTGCCACTTAACCCAAGAGAAACAGTTGTAAAGGTTCGTCTGAGCCTGCCTAGAAGTGTATATCCCTGTTTGCGCTTTATTCTTTCCCGCCACACGAAAGCATTTTGCAAAGTTGGATAAGCATCGTCTGGAAGGATGAACTCTTCCCGTGATTGGACTAGGCCTACACTATTTCCTGTGATTTTTAAAGGCCTATAAGGGAACATTTAATACCATCCCTGCATCCACCCATTATTCCAGCCTAGGTTTTGTTGAGTTCCGGAATAAATCGTATTGTTTCTGCTATTGATCTCTTCTACGCCTTGTCGTTCAAGAACCAATCCCTCTTGACGCTTAAATCCTTCCATGAGGTTTGACAATCCTTCCATATCTTGCCTTTGTCGCAGGATTTCGCAACTTACTCCGTAAGCTATGTATTGAACCCACTGATTCAAAATTGGGCTATCCGTTGTCATCATGAATTGGACAGGCGTAAGGTAGGTTTCAACTTCAATTTTGTGGATGTATTTAGGGATCGGTCTCACATGAAATTCGTTATTCCAAAACAACAGCGTGTAGGGTCTTCCTGTTTGATATTGCGATATGCGAACTGTCAAAGTAGTTCCTGACTGCAAAGCCAAGGGAAGAGTGAAAAGAAAATCCCCAGTGACATAATTGACAGTTCCCACATTCATGACATTGATCAGACCTGGGTTATCCGTATTCAAATTATACATACCAGGAACGGCGGGATTGGTAGTCTGAGGAGGTACGGATACAACCGAATTAGAAGTCAGCAGCTGCAAATTTCCATTGCCATCATCTGCAATCGAAAAAGGCGCGCCTGTAATATCGATTCCACCGATAGTCACTTCTTCGCTTAAGAATGGCCCAGGAATGTTAAAATCAAACACAACAGGCGTAAGAAACCAATTGCCCCCTGAAATATAGGCTATAAAACCTGTCGAATCAATCCCGATGGTAAAATTGTTCGCATCAATAACTGTTACTGAATAAATATTCCCATTTAATTCGGTCATTCCCAGAACATTGTAAATATAGATGCTATTTCCTGTTGCCAGACCGTGATTAGGACTTGTAACTTGAGCAGGATTTGCTTGGGTAACATTTGTGATTTCTCCAACTAGAGAGGATGAGGAAAAACTGTTAAATAAAGTGGGCCAGCGAGGCCAAAGATTGAAAAATTCTTGTCTATCCTTGTACAAATATCCTTGCACTCCATCCACGAAAATTGGAGCACGTACACCTTGATTATAATTAACATCTAAAGGATACCGATCTAGATAAGGTACCGTATAGAATTTATAGACGGATCGCATTTGGTCAAGTTTGATCGCATAAGGAAAATCTGCACTATAAAAAGTGTTAGTGAGAGTTTGGATTTCCGCGCTCTGCAAAGATTGCTCACTAGGCGAAGCAGTAAGTCGCCTAATGAGTTCTTCTATTCTTGCGTATGTATTATTAGCACCGACTACTGCTGTCATATTATCCTAAATTGTTAAAATGAAAGTGGGACAAACTGATGAAGCTTCTCTCCAATTCCATCTTTAAGAGTAGGTTGGCCGCTTGCGTCGAGAACTTCACTTCTTTTTGGCAATTCGGGTTGGCCATTCACTTCATTTACTAAGCCTTTCGGTACGTCATAAACATGGTTATGAATGAATTTCCAGTAGGTGATTGGTTGCCCTTCATATTTCATATAGGGGCGCTCAAGGGTTTCTCTTCCTTTTCTGGAATTCATGTAACGCGCTTTGACGATCTGTTCGTCTTCTTTCTTCTGCTTCTTCAATTCTTCACGCATCTTTTCGCTAAATCTCTTGAAGCCTTGATCCGGCACAGAGTTTGCGACAGTGTTAATGAGGCCATGTTCTTCGCCGCTTGCGGTAACCATTTTTACTGACATAATTTCTCCTGTTAATTGCCTACCAATCCATTCAATGCATGAAAAGGCAGCGTTGTAAAATTGTACGTATTTCTAGAACCTGCTGGAGTCAACAATGCGGGCTGTTCCACATCGCCAGAAGGGACAACAAAAGGATCGAATTGCGTCGAATTCACGTTTACGCTAAATTCGTTTCCGTTAACTGCGATGATCTGCGCGGTTAATGCGTTTGCCTGATACATCCCATAATCAAATGGAATGCTCAAGTAAACGAGCTGTCCAGGGATGTACACGTTCCCTGGTATTTGGCCTGATACTGTTATCACCATTGGGAGGGCAGTGGTGATAGCTGTTATCAGCAAAGCCATTGGAACGACAGGACTTGGAGGAAGAAAGGTATTCGCCCCATCATAGGTTAGAATATTTGCCATGCTTCCTCCAAAAAAGAGGGCTTTACGCCCTCTGTATTACGCGTTCGACTGATACTCCGTTACTGGAGCTTTCCACGCTTGCCACACGATTACATCACCGCTTGAACCAGCAGGACTTTGTGCTCCGGCTTGCAAATTCATCAGAGGGAATTCTTGGCTCGATCTGAATGGTTGCAAGTTGAAGTTATAGCCTGTAAAGGTTTGCAATACGGGATTGTATTGTGTGCTCGAGCCTGCAGGCGCAACAGTCGCAAACAGTGGCGCTGTCGGCGAAAGAGTGCTTGCAGGGAAAGCAAAAGGCGTAAAGGAAGTCGTATTCACGTTGATAGTGAAATTGTATGCATCAATTATCGAAGTGACAATATAGGGAATATCTTGTGTTCCTGGTTGGCTATTGGTATTCAATTGAGTCATCCCAAAGCTTGAAGGGATTTTGAAGACCAATTTTTGACCAAGGTAGATCACATTTGTATTGATCGTGCTTGTTGTTACTTGCGCTTGGGCTGCTTGGGAGATAGCAGTCACATACATGAATTCAGGCAATACCTGATTAAATGGAGAGATGCGTCTTGCGATGACATTTGTCGCAGGAGCAGCAAATCCAGCTGCTGGGAGGCCCAGCAATGTGAAGCCAGAACCAGAAACCGAGGAAATGGAGAACTGCATTCCTCCGATGATTTCCATGCCTGTTGTGTCATAAAGAACAACTCTATCACCGTTATTATAGGTGTTTGTCATCGTTACGACAGCAGGGCTGGCGTTAGTAATCGCGGTTCCTGTTACTGGAGCTTCAGGAGTTGGATAATCAGCATAGTAATTGAATCCACCGGATGTCACCAAATTGTAATTCAACACATTGGTTGAATTGGATTTGAAAGTCTCATAGGCTGCATTAGACGCCATTGAGGGATTGCCAAACCATTCGAATTTAATACCTCTACCCGTGGCCTGCGTGGTCGCCGCTTGCGTTTCATTGAAAGTGACGAAATAATCCGCGCTAGCAGGGATCGGAATATTGACTGGAACACCAGTCGAAACAAAAGATCCTTGAACTAAAATAGTCATAAAGTCTCCTTATAGTCTTTGAGTTACGTTTAAGCCAGAGATCCAGTTTTGATTTGTGATCGCTCTTGCAATCGCAAATTTGGCATACAGCTGACTGTTTTGTGCAACACTAGACACAACGTAAGGAGGACGGTATCCTAAGATTGCGCTATAGTTGTTCTGATCGATTTTGGCGAACGATTCGAGACCATACATAGGAATTGTATAGACCGTCTGGCCACCAGGTTGAGAAATACCTGGGATCTTTGCTGCTTTAGAAGAAACGAAGAATCTGAAACGAGATACAGAGCAATATTCTTCAGGTCTTAAACCCTCTTGGTGAGGATAAGCATTTTTCAGGATCACACCTTGAACGTTTTGAAGGTCAGGAGTGATGTCCGTGCTTGCAAGGGCGATGAATGCATCACGTGTGGGTGCAGTTGCAAATTTCAGATCCGCATCGATTCCTTCCAGCATCGTTCTAGCATCATTACCTAGAAGAATACGCTCGATGTTGTTGATGTCATTGCGGCTAATCTCTGAAGGCTGTTGACCATTGATACCGCCAACGGCATTCAAATAACTCACACTAGAGCTAAGAAGATCGCGCATCAGCAAATCTTCTTTTTCGCGGAGCCATTGTCCAAGAAGAGCTGTGAACTTGGTCAGAACTTTGTCATTCTCATATAATGTGACTTGCTCGTTGATAACGACAGTTTTAGCGTATATTTCAGTATCAGCGTCGATATCTGTACGAACGACAACTTCCGGTGAAGGGTCAATGCCAGAGCCATCAAGTTGTCCGCCTGATGTCGAGAGCCTTTCGTATCTGGACATACGAGTTGTTCGGCCAATGTGAGCCTCAGCGTAGTGCAAATCAGCACCAAAGCTGTGGATAAGGTTAAACATTGGCGTAGAAAGCAAATCCTCGGAAAACTGCAAAGGCAGTTCCGGAGCCATGTTGTTAATATTTGTAATGCCAGTGGTTGCAAGTGACATTTTATCCTCGTTATTTTTTAATAATTAATAATGTCAGAGGCGAACTTGACTATTCAGCCATGCACTTGCGAGGTGCGTACAGCACGGTGGCGAGCCGCATACAGCCGATAAAAGAAGGCCACGTTTTAAGCGGCCTTCTCAGAAAAGGAGGCTTGGGGTAGCGAAGCCCATACAGCTAAATTCCAGTTAACAAATTAAATAATTTAATACAAGATGTGAGAATGTGATGATGAAAATAGAGGGAAATGTTATGATTTTTCCCAACAAAGGAGACTTATGGAATGGACACAATTTATAATTATGTTTTTAGGAATGCTCGGATTATTCGCTTGGAATCGAGCAGAAGCGCGTTCGGATAATCGCCATATGGACAATAAAATGGATGCTATTAGAGAATTGACTCATGCAATTCATTTAGAAATGAAAGATTTTCATACGAGATTATGTGCTATTGAGGAAAGAAATAGGAAATGACAGACAGAATTAAAGGGTATTTAGTCACTCTCGAAGCAGATATAAGAGAAGACGACTCTGAAACTATTTTAAATGCTTTGAAAATGATCAAAGGTGTTCACAATGTACGTACATATGTAAAAAACATGGAAGATTATATGAGCGAATATAAAGGCCGTTTGGATGAATTAAACGACATGCTTAAAATCATGCGTGCACGTCGTGAAGAATTAGTTTTTGGAAAAGAAAATGGATAAATGTGAATGCTGTCAGCAAGTATATGACTTTTCAAAATACGCAAGTGCCACTTGTCTAACACATAAAAAACATTATTGTTATTAATGTTGGAACAGGAGTCTTCCCCAATGTGGTATTGAGAGAAAAGAAGCATGTCACTATGGGATTATAATAAATCCTCAGATGCTTTTGATTTTAGAGCAATTTTTAACGACAATGTTGCTGGTTGAGTTAATGAGCTGAAAGTGTCGCCCCATAGGGGATAATAAACTAATTGATCATCGATAAAATCATAAAAATACCATTTATGAAGAATATTTTCCTTCCATAATTTAAAATATTCAAAAGCTCTTTTTGCTTCCTCGATTGATTCTGATTTAAATGACCAAGTTTCTGTAATAAAGTGTACTTGCTTCTCTTTAGAAATTGGATATTTTGGCCACAATTCCATTAATCTTTTAATTTCTTCATCCATGCGCTACCCCGAAAGCCCCTTCATTCTTCTTTGCATCCTTATCCAATTGCTTTCTTTCCTCTTGTCATCGAGTACACTTGGCGGTGTATCGGTCGTCATCGTTGATCCTGGTACGGCCATTGATTGAGGCTTATTGAAATTCTTCTCGGCCTTCTTCTGATCCTTACCGCTATTTGGATTTGGAACGAATCTTTTGACGGCCTTGTAGATATTGGCCCATTTCTCGTACGAATCGGGTAAATGTTTATAGGGAGCAGCAATTTCAGGAAAGTGGAATTCTAGGTAATCAAGATTTTCATTTGTGCATACGGCATTGAAATCAGTGAAATTTTGCTGTAAACGCATAGGCATTTCTTCTACTTCTTTTCGAAGGCGCGCTGTCTCTCGTTCTTTTTCCTGAGCATCAATCATTTCCTTGACTTGCCGCCGGATGCGCTGCTCTTCGGTTTCCTCGGGCTGTTCAGAGTTGTTAGAGTGATTAGATGGCTTATTCGCAAGAACCTCAAGGGCGGCCTTTAAAGCTGCGTTTTCTTCGGATTTTCTGGCGCGGTCACGTTCCAATTCTTCTCTTTCTTTGCGTTCCTTTTCTCTGTTCTCTCTAAATTGTCTCCAGTTGATTTCTTGAGGATTTTCCGCTTGCGCCGGTTCAGCGGTTTGAGTAGTTTGTACCGAAGGAGCAGACGTAGTTAGCTCCACTTCCTGCTTCTCATTCAAATTTATAGTCATGGAAATCTCCTATGGATGAGTCACAAATAATTGAAGATACGAAAGATAGTCAAGAAAAATTACAGGCAGATCTCGCCCATTATCGCGCTACCCTTCACTTTATGGGAGGAAATATTCCTATCGAAGCCTTGTGCCTGCCTAAAGAAATTGAGACAATCTTAGTGAGGGAGGGGTACTTGAGGGTATATGACCTTTTCCGTTGCGATCTTACTAAAATCAAAGGCCTCGGAAGGAAGAGACTTGCTCTCCTTACATCCCGACTTGACGAGTTTTTCTCTATTGGCATGTAGATATTCAAGCTCAGAAAGCATATCAATACCCGCTTCTTTGCGGATAAATTGCCAGAATGTGCCATTGAAGAATGCATCTGACCAGGCCTTCATCGACTGCCATTGCTTATCAACTATTGGCGATTCCGATAATTCCGCCATCGTCATTGCGTTAGGAAGAACCCACAGTCGCTTTGTAAAACGATCAAAGGTTTTGTTATAGAGAAATACGGCCTGATTGGGTCGAGGCGATGGTAAATATAACATGGCGAAGAACTTTCTCCGCATAACACCTTTGATAAGGGGATCGGTAGCCAGAAGGTAGCCGACACAATACTCCTTTTCATCAAAAATAGGATTATGCCTACGCACGCATATTTCTAGCTCTTTTGCAATATCTTCGGTAAGAGCATGGCCAACTTCCAAGCTGTCATACTTGGTTTCATCGGCCATTGCCTTAAGAGCTTGCTCTCCTACTGTCTCTTTTCGCTTAAACTTATGTCCCTGCACAAAGAGTTCTTTTGCATCGTAGATCATTTTACTTATTTGCCATGTGAATATAAGCTTGGTGAAATAAAGTAAATAAAGCAGCTCGAGAAAAGCCATCAAAATTCTGAAATTGTAGCTCTTTATCAAAAGCTTCCCAAGCTTTCACAAGCCTTTCATTCTCACTTAGTATTTTGCATTCGTGTACTAATTTCAATGGTCACTCTCATTTACTTTGATATGTGTCGTTTTGCGATCTTTCGCACATTTTGGATTAAAGTCCGCACCCTCGGTAGCAACCATATTACGGCTAGGGCCAGTAGCGTCATAGAGCATCTCCCAATGCTCGCCTGGAATACGACCTCTTCCAGGAACCGAAGCATCCGATCCATGAAAGTCATGGCGTATCTTTGGCCCTTCGAGCTTTTCATGACCAAAAGGAGAATGCCCTAGTGGATTTGTACCAGGCGATTTTCTGCCAGCCATAAGTTACCTACTAATATTTCATTCTGTTTTTGCGTACATAGCTAGCAAGACCTTCATTTGCTCTATCTAGGTCTTTAGGATTTCCGAATTCAGTCGCATACTTTTCTTTGCAGGTATGACCGAGTTCGCCTTGTTCTCTTTCGAATTCTTTTCCAGGCATTTTTGCTTTCCGCATCCCACCATGTTCAGCGGAACTATCATTTTTTTCTCTTGCCATATAATTCTCCTATACGGGTGTTGTTTGTTGTTTTTGTTGACTATTTCCCATTTTAATTGCTTGCGCTATTTCATACGAACTTTTAATTGTTTCCAAGTCCATCGTCTCTAGTTCAAGCATCATCTTGATCAGATCCAAATCGCCACGCATATTTTCATGTTCGGCTTTTGCATGGATCTCATGAATCTTAGCTAGCTTCTCTTCAGCCGCAGCCATTCTGTCTTTTTCCTGCGCCAGGCTCGAACGCGCTTGCGAATATTTTTGAAAAATTTCCGCATTAT